AGAAGACCACCCTTGAGGCAACAGCCCAGAGTAGCTCGAACAACAATGAAGCTTCAGCGATGTTTATCATGGTCCTAGTCAAGAACGGAGGACCGCTCTGATGGGTAAAAGTCCGGCTTGGACACGCAAGGAGGGTAAGGACCCGAAAGGCGGTCTGAACGCCAAGGGCCGCGCTTCGGCGAAAGCGCAGGGGATGAACTTGAAACCCCCTGCCCCGAACCCAAAGAGCAAAGAAGACAAAGGCCGCCGCGCGTCATTCTGCGCCCGGATGTCCGGGATGAAGGCGAAGCTGACGAGCGAGAAGACCAAGCGCGATCCAAACAGCCGGATCAATAAGTCACTTCGAGCGTGGAACTGCTGACATGAACCGTGGTAGTATGACCCAACAGATCACGGAAACCGGAGGGAAGAGGATGGCAAAGGTTGGCTTGTATGCTAACATCAACGCCAAGCGGAAGCGCATCGCCGCAGGCTCTGACGAGAAGATGCGGAAACCGGGAACCAAGGGCGCACCGACCGCACAAGCGTTTCGGCAGTCCGCCAAAACAGCGAAGGGGAAGAAATGATGAAGGCTGGCAAAAAGGGCGGCAAGGGCTGCTCGGCTGACATGATCAGCCCACGCAAGGCTATGGCCATGGGCATGAAGCCTGCAGTGGTCAAGAAGGGCAAGAAGTAAACCATGGCAACCTCAGGGACCCGGACGTTCAATCTGGACGTCGGCGAGCTTATCGAAGAGGCGTATGAGCGGTGCGGGCTTGAAGTCCGCACAGGCTACGACGCGCGCACGGCACGGCGGTCCCTGAACCTGATGTTCGCTGAGTGGGCCAACCGCGGTTTGAACCTGTGGACCGTGAACCAAGCCACGATCACCGTCACGGTCAACGTCGCGACCTACACCGTCAACGCCGATCACGCGGACATCCTTGAGATGGTTCTTCGTCGGGACGGCACGGATTACGAAGTCGAGCGCATCAGCCGCGGGGACTTCTTCCTTCTGCCCAACAAGACCACGCAGGGGCGGCCGTCGCAGTTTTACTACGACCGTCAGATCGCTCCGAAGATTACCGTCTGGCAGGTTCCCGAGAACTCGACCGACCAGTTGATCTACTATTACGTCCGCCGCATCGAGGACGCAGGAACCCTGCAGAACACCACCGACATGCCGTGGCGGTTCTACCCTTGCATGGTTGCTGGCTTGGCTTACTATCTTGCCATGAAGCGGGCCCCTGACCGGATGGCCATGCTCAAGGCGATCTATGACGAAGAGTTCACGCGCGCGGCCGAAGAAGACGAGGACCGGGTGCCGTTGAAGCTGCAGCCTGATGTGGCCTACCTGAGGTTCTGATGACGTATGCCAGCGGTAAAAAGGCTTGGGGTATTTCTGATCGCTCCGGCGTCCGCTTCCGGCTGCGCGACATGCGAAAAGAATGGACGGGACTTCTCGTCGGCCCGGATGAGTATGACCCGAAGCATCCGCAGCTCTTCCCGCCTAAGGCCTACCCTGACCCGCAGGCGCTTCGAAATCCTCGTCCCGACCCAGAGGCAGGGCACGTCTACGTCTCGGTCGGCAACACAGTCTTCCCGCCAGTTGCAATCATCTACCCGGTGGTTGGCACTGTCGGCTTCGTTACGGTGGTGACCACATGAGCTTTACTTACGGCCAGCTGAAGCAGGCTCTGCAGGACTATCTCGAGACCTCGGAGACCACCTTCGTCAACAACCTCCCGCTCTTCATCCGCCTGTCGGAAGAGCGTATTCTCAAGAACGTCCAGCTAAGTCTGTTCCGCAACAATGTCTCCGCCAACGCAACTTCTGGGGACCGCTTCCTCGGCTGCCCGTCGGACTTCCTTGCGCCGTTGTCTTTGTGTTACACGGACGCTGGGAACGATAAAGTTTTTCTGGAGTTTAAGGACGTCAGCTTTGTTCAAGAGTATTCCCCGGACGCAGCCGTTACGGGGGCTCCTCGGTACTACGCTCAGTTTGACAACCAGAACTTTATTCTGGGTCCGACTCCGAACTCGGCGTACTCGATGGAGCTGCACTATTTTTACCGCCCTGCCAGCCTGACGGCTGGGTCTGACAGCGGGACCACGTGGCTTAGCATCAACGCCGAACTGACGTTGTTCTACGGCGCGATGATCGAGGCCTACCTGTTCCTCAAAGGTGACCCCGACCTTTTGGCAAGCTACGACAAGCGCTTCCAAGAGTCACTCGTGGGCCTCAAGATGCTGGGCGAAGCGAAGCAGGTCACCGATGAATATCGCAAGGGCATGGTTGTGAGGTCCAAGGAATAATGTTTGGCGCGAAACTCTCTTTGCCTGAGACCCCCGTTGTCGTGGTAACGACCACAAGCGGCCGAGGGGAAACCCCTGAGGAAGTGGCGATGCGTTGCGTAAGCAAGCTCATCAGTGTGTCCGATAACGCCCCGCAAGAGATCAGGGACCAAGCGCTTGCGTACCGCGCGGCCGTTCTCGCGGTCGTCACGAGATACATGACATTTGCTGTCGCACAGGATCGTGTTACGGTATATAATGCCCTTGTAGAGGCTGGGCAGCCACAACTGGCGGAAGCCATTAAAAAGCTATAGGAGGCCGCGATGGCAATTACTCAGGCAATGTGCACTTCGTTCAAGGATCAACTCCTCGAGGGTGCTCACGACTTCCGCGCGAGCGGCGGGGACACTTTTAAGCTGGCGTTGTACACCAGCGCGGCCACCCTTGACGCAACCACGACGGCGTACTCGGCTACGAACGAGGTTGCCAACTCTGGCTCCTATTCGGCTGGTGGCGGAACACTGACCAACGTCAACCCGACTACTTCCGGGACAACGGCCTTCACCGATTTCGACGACCTTTCGTTCACGACGGCGACTATCACGGCCCGCGGCGCGCTGATCTACAACACGACCCCGGCGCACACCTATACCAACCCGTCCGTTGTGGTTCTGGATTTCGGTAGCGATAAAACCTCGACGGCAGGCACCTTCACCATTCAGTTCCCGGCCGCCACTGCGTCTGACGCGATCATTCGCATCTCTTAACAGAGAGGTTTTCCGTGGTTCTGGTACTAGAAGATAGGGTCCTTGAGACCTCTACGACGACGGGGACCGGGTCGTTCGCGTTACTCGGGCCTACTCAGGGGTTCCAATCTTTTAATGATGGTGTGGGCAACAACAACAGTACCTACTACGCGATTACGAATGTGGCGGCAGGCGAGTATGAAATCGGCATCGGCACCTACACGCTGTCCGGCTCAACCCTTTCTAGGGATATCGTTTTAGCGGGAACCTATGGCGTTGGGACTAACGTTCCCTTTGTTGCGGGGACTAAGAACGTCTTTTCGACGCTACCAGCTGGCAAGGCGGTGTATACTGGGAGAGCTGTTGCCATGGCTCTCGTGTTTGGATAGGGGGATAACCGATGGCTGCGCCAAACATCGTCAACGTGACCAGCATTATCGGCAAGACCGCGACTACAAACCTCACCAGCACGAGCGCAACATCGGTGGTGAGCAACGCGGCGTCTTCGGGTCTTGTCATGAAGATCAACACCTTGATCGTGTCGAACGTGGACGTCGCCGCTTCCGCCGACATCACGATCAACTACTACACCTCGGCGGCGCTGGGTGGTACTGCATTCCAGATTGCAAGCACTATTACCATCCCTGCGGACACGTCCTTGATTGTGATCAGCAAAGAAACACCCGTCTATCTCGAAGAGGATCGGTCGATTGGCGCAACGGCGAGTGTTGCAAACGACCTCAAGGTCATTTGTTCCTACGAAGAAATCTCGTGAGGCCTTAATATGACAAGAGCCCCGGGAGGATTTATCTCCACAACACTCAACTCGAGCAATAGCGCCAACGCCTCCGGGGGAGGTCTATCCAACCGAACCTCCGGCGGTGTCTTCACGATGGCTGAGTACAACGGGTGGTTCCGACGGGTGGGTCAGGTTGCGTACACATCTCCCGGAACCTACACTTTTGTAGCTCCAAGCTTTGTCCCGTCCGTTAGCGTTGTTTGCGTCGGTGGCGGTGGCGGGGGCCTTGGCACCTCGAGCGGGGGCAACGGCGGCGGTGGCGGTGGACTTGGTTACTTGAACAACTACCCTGTTGTAACCGGGTCTTCGTATACGGTCACGGTGGGCGCTGGAGGGACGTCCACGACCAGCGGGACGACGACCACCAACGGAGGGGAAAGCTCTTTCGTCAGCAGCGGTACCGTTTCTGGTGTTGGTGGTGGGCGGGCAAACTCTCCGACCGCTGCTACGAATAACACCGGCGGCTCTTTTGCCCGCACCGAAATCCCCCTGATTGGTCAGACCGGGGGCGGCGCCGCGGGCGGGAACGGAGGAAAAAACACATCCACCAGCGCTGCCGGTGGTGGTGGCGGCGCGGGCGGCTATTCGGGAGCGGGCGGTGCAGCAGGAAGCACCAGCTCCGGGGTCGCGGGTTCTGGCGGCAGTGGAGGGGGCGGCGGTGCTGCAGGTTCTGGCGCTACGGCTGGTGCTGGTGGCGGTGTGGGTATCTTGGGGGAGGGGTCAAGCGGCAACGGCGGGTCTGGTTCAATCACGGCCGGGGTTGACGGCAACGGAGGCACCGGAGGCTCTGGCGGCACAAACGCAACTGTCGGGGCCTATAACACAACCACAAACCGCTCGACGCCCGGACTCTACGGCGGCGGTGCTGCAGGTTCAGAACTGGCATCCACCGAACACGCCAACGGAGCTGGCGGCGCTGTCAGGATTATCTATGGATACGGGAGAAGGTTCCCGTCAACGAACACGGGAGACTTGTGATGCGTCTGTTCATCCGCATGCTGGACGGGGTCCCGTTCGAGCATCCTATTGTTGAGTCGAACATGAGGGATGCGTTTCCCTTTGTGGACTTGGACAACCTGCCGCCCCAGTTCATGCCGTTTGAGCGGATTCAATGCCCAAGAGCCGATGACGGTAAGATCATTGTCAGCGCTGAATGCCGCTACGAAATTCAGGACGGCGTTGTCCGGGATGTCTGGACGGTCGTCCAAGAGGATGCCCCGCCCGAGGAGGCAGCGTAAAGCTCGCTGTCCCGCATGCGCGGCTTGTGCTAAATTAAAGGAGCTGGCTTAATCTAACGGAGGTGCCGGATGTTAGGTTTCTATCCTCTGTCAGGTGCTCCGCTTAGCTCGTCCGAGCAAATCGACTCTGGCGGAACCAACGTAAGCGTTTCCCTCACTGGTCTTTCTGCGACAGGCCAGACTGGGACAGTCGATGTCACGGGTTCCGCCGTTGTTCCTGTCACTGGTCTTTCTGCGACTGGGCAGGCTGGGACCGTTGATGTTTTAGTCGCCGTCGACGTCTCTGTCCCTGTCACTGGTCTTTCTGCGACTGGGCAGGCTGGGACCGTTGATGTCTTAACCACCACCGACGTCTCTGTCCCTGTCACTGGTCTTTCTGCGACAGGCCAGACTGGGACAGTCGATGTCACGGGTTCCGCCGACGTTCCTGTAACTGGTCTTTCTGCGACAGGCCAGACTGGGACAGTCGATGTCACGGGTTCCGCCGACGTTCTTGTCACTGGAGTTTTTGCCACTGGGCAGACTGGGACCGTTGATGTCACGGGTTCCGCCGTTGTTCCTGTCACTGGAGTTTTTGCCACTGGGCAGACTGGGACCGTTGATGTTTTAGTCGCCGTCGACGTCTCTGTCCCTGTCACTGGTCTTTCTGCGACTGGGCAGGCTGGGACCGTTGATGTTTTAGTCGCCGTCGACGTCTCTGTTCTCGTCACTGGTCTTTCTGCGACAGGCCAGACTGGGACAGTCGATGTCACGGGGTCCGCCGACGTTCCTGTAACTGGTCTTTCTGCGACAGGGCAGACTGGGACCGTCGTTGTCTCAATCCCCGCCGACGTTCCTGTAACTGGTCTTTCTGCCACTGGTCAGACTGGGACCGTTGATGTTTTAATCGCCGTCGACGTCTCTGTTCTCGTCACTGGTCTTTCTGCGACTGGGCAGGCTGGGACCGTTGATGTCACGGGTTCCGCCGACGTTCCTGTCATTGGTCTTTCTGCGACAGGGCAGACTGGGACAGTCGTTGTCTCAATCCCCGCCGTTGTTCCTGTCACTGGTCTTTCTGCGACAGGGCAGACTGGGACAGTCGTTGTCTCAATCCCCGCCGTTGTTCCTGTCACTGGTCTTTCTGCGACGGGGCTAGTCGGGACTGTTTCCATAACAAGTGACATCAATGTCGATGTCCGTGTTACGGGGCTTTCCGCCGCAGGTGCCGTTGGGACGGTCCTTGTTTGGGGGGAGGTTGTCCCAGCCCCACTGACGAACTGGAACTCGCTTACTCCCGCCACCTTAGCCTCTTGGAGTGACATTTCTCCAAATCCCGAGTCTACTACGTGGACGGAGGTTAACACAGGTGCTATAAATTCATGGACCGAGGTGCAACAAGCACCGCCCAGCACCTCTTGGACAGACATCGCGGCGTAAGGAGGCGACATGGCCAGCACGTATACAACGAACAGCGGCATTGAGCTCATTGCAAGCGGAGAACAGTCCGGTACTTGGGGCACCACGACCAACACCAACTTGTCAATCATTGACCGACTGGTGAACGGGGTCGGAGCAATCGCGCTTGCAGGAACAACCCACACGCTGACCACCTCTGACGGAGTTCTTTCGGACGGCCAGTACTCTGTCTTGGTTTTTGGCGGAGCGCCCTCCGGAACCAACACAGTGACGATCTCGCCAAACGACGGGCAGCACGTCTACATCGTGTGGAACGTAACCAGCGAAAGCGTGGTTTTGACCCAAGGTTCGGGAGGCAACGTCACTGTAGCCAGCGGCGACACCAAAGTTGTGTACGCCGACGGCACTGGTGCAGGGGCCGCGGTCATAGACATCACCGCCAACTTTGCCATGTCGAGCGTCAAGATTACCGGGGGCTCGATCACCGGGATCACCGACCTTGCTATCGTAGACGGGGGCACTGGCGCGTCGAGCGCCTCGGCCGCTCGGACCAACCTTGGTCTCGCCATCGGCACTGACGTGCAGGCTTACGACGCCGAGTTGACCGCCATCGCAGGTCTGGCGGTGACCGATGGGAACATCATTGTCGGCAACGGCACGACGTGGGTTGCCGAGAGCGGCGCGACGGCCAGAACCTCTCTTGGTCTTTCCATCGGGACGAACGTGCAGGCCTACGACGCCGGGCTGCAATCGATCTCAGGACTGACGACGTCTGCCGATCAGATGATCTATACGACGGCTCTGGATACCTACGCCACCACAGGTCTTACGGCTGCAGGTCGCGCCATTCTGGATGACGCCGACGCTTCGGCCCAGCGCACAACCCTCGGCCTCGCCATTGGAACTGACGTGCAGGCCTACGATGCGGGACTGCAGTCCATCTCCGGACTGACGACGTCCGCCGATCAGATGATCTATACGACGGCCCTCGACACCTACGCCACCACAGGTCTTACGGCTGCAGGCCGCGCCCTTCTGGATGACGCCGACGCTTCGGCCCAGCGCACGACCCTCGGCCTCGCTATCGGTACGAACGTGCAGGCCTACGACGCCGAACTAACCGCCATCGCAGCTCTTGCGGTTACCGACGGCAACATCATTGTCGGCGACGGCACGACGTGGGTGGCCGAAAGCGGCGCGACGGCGCGAACCTCTCTTGGTCTCGGCACCATGGCGACTCAGGCTGCGTCGTCTGTGACGATCACTGGCGGCTCTATCACGGGCATTACCGATCTGGCCGTTGCTGACGGTGGAACAGGGGCATCTGACGCTGGCACAGCTCGGACCAACCTCGGCCTTGCCATCGGCACGGACGTGCAGGCCTACGACGCGGGGTTGCAGTCGATCTCTGGGCTGACGACATCTGCCAACCAGATGATCTATACGACGGCGCTGGACACCTACGCCACTACGGGGCTCACTGCGGCTGGTCGCGCCATTCTTGATGACGCCGACGCTTCGGCCCAGCGCACGACCCTTGGCCTCGCCATTGGCACAGACGTACAGGCCTACGACGCTGAGCTGACCGCTATCGCGGGTCTTGCGGTTACCGACGGAAACATCATTGTCGGCAACGGTACGACTTGGGTTGCCGAGAGCGGAGCGACGGCCAGAACCTCTCTGGGTTTGGGGGCGGGGGACAGCCCGACCTTCACCGCGGTTACTGCCGGGCAGGTCGATGTCACGGCGCAGGGCGACGTGCGCTTCCAAGACGCGGCCGGGGGACAGTTCGTCGCGCTGCAAGGCCCCGGCACTGTCGCCACCAGCTACACTCTGACGCTGCCCACGGCCGACGGCACCGATGGTCA